CGTGTTTTTTTTTTTTTTTTGCTTCACCATCACGTTCTTTTCCTTGAGCACCATCTGCCCAAGGAACAGGCTGGTACTGGCACCTATTGGCGGGCAACATACGCCCGCAAGAACGTAGACTTTTCTCGGGGAGCCCACCCCCGCTCGCGAAAAACCAGCTTATAGAGCTCCCATCCAAACTCACCAGAACAAAGATACACTTGCAAACACAACGCTTCAACCATGTTTTGATACTCACTAAGAGTGAGATCTAAACGGCTATACGTCAATTTGCACAAGTACTTTCGGACATCCCTCTTTGGGAGAAACATCTTCAATTCTTCATCCCAGCGAGGAGTTGCGGACATAAACTCCAACTGGCTTGCAGGACATGGGGAGGTCAGCTCATGGTAAGCAAACCCCACATCCCGACTTATCACCTCACGCACACCCACAGCCACGTACAACGGCTCAGCAGACGCCCACATATGATCATCCCCCATCACCATGAGGATAACAAAATCATAAAAGTCATCACGCCCCACGAGAACTAAATACGCATAGACATGCGCAATATGCAAGATAATCCCGTTATCATGCATAGTTCCGGGCTGACCCGAGATCTGCCTAATCGTCAACCACGCCACAGTTCCATCACGAAACTTCACCAAGACATGGGTCATAATCCAAAGATAAACATCGCAAAACAACTTCTTCTCCAACTGAGTCTCCAACGAAGCCATCCGGACTTGAAGTGCAAACATAATCATATGTCCTACCCCTTCATCAAAGTGGCGCATATCCCCATGCACCACCCCCGGAGCCCCACGACTCATCACGAAGTCATCGAACAACGCAACCAAATCATTAAACCCACCATACTGCTCCACGTAACCGGCACCAACACCCAGTTCACCCTCATCCAAGTTGAACTTCTTGTTCAACCTCTCATTGAAAGCACCAAACTGGCCCATCAGCACCTGCACAATTACGGGTGCGGCAATCACTGCCCTAGTTCGTTTCTCCACAACCTTCTGTCGAGGCAACAACTCATCCTTCAAATTGTAACCAAAAACTAGCAAAGGATCATCGTGCAATTCACGGACACCCCAAAAGGTCGAGGCAACCATCATCACCACATCATCCGGCAAATCCTTTTTAAACTTAAACCCCATCGAGGAGAAAAAAGGACCACACGAAGTCTCCTTATCCAGCCTACAGTAGGCCCCCCACATCGACCGCAACCCGTAGGT